TTGATGGCTATGAATCAGATGATTGATTCATGGGACACAGAACGGTTGTCTGTGTTCTGCACCCAAGATCAAGTCTTTACCTGGCCCGCTGGCCTTGTCTCCCGCACCCTTGGCCCAACTGGTGATTTTGTTGGCCTGCGCCCCGTGCTGCTGGATGACTCTACGTACTACCGCGACCCCGGCACCGGCGTGTCGTTCGGCGTCAAGTTCATCAACCAGCAGCAGTACAACGGCATCGCGGTCAAGACCGTGACCTCGACGTACCCGCAAGTCATCTTCGTCAACAACACGTTTCCAAACATTGATATGTATGTCTACCCACGCCCCACACGGGACTTGGAATGGCATTTTGTGTCCGTGCAAAAACTGGACAACCCGGCTGGGCTGGCAACGGTGCTGTTGTTCCCGCCAGGCTACCTGCGGGCGTTCACGTACAACCTAGCGATGGAGATCGCACCTGAGTTTGGCTTGGAGCCAAGCCCACAGGTGCAGCGCATTGCCATGACCAGCAAGCGCAATCTGAAACGCATCAACAACCCTGACGATGTGATGTCGCTGCCATACGCCATTGTGGCGACACGCCAGCGCTTCAATATTTTTGCTGGCAACTATTAAGTATTCAAATATGAAATCGCCGATCCTTGGCTCCAGCTACGTTGCCCGCAGCACGAACGCTGCGGACAACAAGATGATCAATCTGTTCCCCGAGGTTGTGCCCGAGGGCGGCAAGGAACCGGCGTTTCTGAACCGTGCGCCGGGGCTGCGTCTGGTGGCTACCGTAGGCACTGGCCCCGTGCGGGGAATGCTGGAGTACGGCCAATGGCTGTACGTGGTTTCGGGTTCCCAACTGTACAAGGTGGACCAAAGCTACGCCGCCACGCTGATTGGCATCGTAAGCAACACTGGCCCCGTGTCGATGGCAATGAACGGCACCCAGTTGTTCATCGCAGCCAACGGGCCAAGCTACGTCTACAACGCAGTTGACAACACCTATGTCGAGAACTCGGCGTTTCCACGGGCGCAAACCGTCACGTTCATCGACGGATACTTTATTTTCAACGAACCCAACAGCCAGAAGTTCTGGGTCACCGAATCCTATGACGGCACGGTGCTGGACGGTGCCAGCGTTGCCAATGCTGAAGGCTCACCTGACGGACTGGTGTCGCTGATCGCCGACCACAACGAGCTGTGGCTGTTTGGCGGCAACTCGGTTGAGGTCTGGTACGACGCGGGTCTACCGCCGCCAGGTGTGCCATTCCAGCGCATCCAAGGCGCTTTTAACGAGATTGGTTGCGCTGCTACGTACTCGGTAGCCAAGCTGGACAATTCGCTGTTCTGGCTGGGCGCAGACGCCCGAGGCAAGGGCATTGTGTACCGGGCCAACGGCTACACCGGCGTGCGGGTGTCTACGCACGCTGTTGAGTACGCTATCGCACAGTACGACAACATTTCGGACGCCATCGCCTACACGTACCAGCAAGAGGGCCACGCCTTCTACGTGCTGACGTTCCCATCGGCCAACGCCACATGGGTGTACGACGCCTCGACACAGGCGTGGCATGAGCGCGGTAGCTGGGCCAACGACAGCTTTATTCGCCATCGCTCCAACTGCCGCGCTGTGTTCAACGGCGAGGTGCTGGTCGGTGACTTCCAAAACGGCAACATTTACGCATTCGATTTGGATGTCTACTCGGACAACGGCGGCGTCCAGAAATGGATTCGGTCGTGGCGGGCGCTGCCCACGGGCCAGAACAACTTGAAGCGCACAGCGCAGCACTCCATGCAGCTCGACTGCGAGGTGGGGTTTACGCTGCCGCCTGTCAGCCAGCCGGTGTTTTTGACCACCGAGGACGAGGACGACATTATCACCGAGTCCTATGACTTCCTGATCGACGAGACAAGCGTGACAATCAACCCCCAACCAGCAGTGTTGCTGCGCTGGTCTGACGATGGTGGGCACACTTGGAGCAACTACCACGGCAAGGACATGGGCACCACAGGCCAGACTGGCAAGCGGGTAATCTGGCGCAGGCTGGGCATGACCATGAAGCTGCGTGACCGGGTGTATGAGCTGTCGGGTACAGACCCCGTTAAGATCGCCATCATGGGCGCAGAACTGCTCCTGTCGCCGACAAATGCTTAACGCTAGCACAAACATTCCATCAAGCCGGGTTCCGTTCATTGATGAACGCACCGGGTTGATGTCGCGTGAGTGGTATCGGTATTTGCTGGCGCTGCTGGAGTCGGACATTGACTACACGCCACCAAACGAACCAGCGCCAGTGCCGTTGACTGGTTCGCCTTTGGTGTACGGCAACACGACAGAGCGCCCCATCGACATAATGATCAGCGGCGGCGGTGTGCGTAAGGTAGAGTTCCAGCGCGGCACTGGTCCAAAATTCAACACAGGTTCATACTACGGTATGTTTGGTTTGTCCCCCGGTGACGCGCTAACCATCACGTATTCGGGCACGCCCACCATCACGGCGATTTCGAGGTAACCATGCAAATCACATACGGCAAAGGGTTTGAGCCTAGTAACCTCATTCAAAGCATAGACGCTTTGCAAGTCGAAATGGTTAAGCATCCTCAGTACGAGCCACCTACGGAACATGTGTTTCATGGCGGCATGTACTGCCGTCAAGTGTGGCGTCCAGCGGGTTGTTTGATTGTGGGCAAAGTCCATAAAAAAGAACACTTCTACATGATTGTGTCGGGAACCGTTACGGTAACGACTGACGACGGAGTGCAAACCATTACCGGGCCAATGCTGCTGTGCAGCAAACCGGGCGCTAAACGTGCGGTATACGCCGAAACAGACGCGCTTTGCATGACGTTTCACAGAGTTGAATCAAACACGGTTGAAGCGGTAGAATCCGAGCTAGTTGAAGACGACCCCACTTCGCTGTTTACTATCGGCAACAAGGTCAAAAATTTACAGATTGAGGTGACACCATGAGTTTTGTAGCCGCAGCAATGTTGGGCAGCGCCGCGCTAGGCGCAATATCATCCAACCGCGCAGCCAAAGCACAAGAGCGTGCCGCAGGCCAAGCCGCAGACCTTGCACGGTCAGAGTACCAACAAACCCGCGAGGACCAAGCACCTTTCCGTGCTGGTGGGCTTACGGCTCAAAACCGCCTTATGACGCTGTTGGGCATTGGAGGGGGATCGTCAGATAACGGTCTTTCAATTGACCCAAACAGTCCTGACTACGGCAGATACGGACGCGATTTTGGCATGTCCGATTTTCAAACTGACCCTGGTTACGCATTTCGACTATCACAAGGCGCAAAAGCTCTTGAGCGCAGCGCGGCGGCCCGTGGTGGTTTGATCAGTGGCAACACCGGCGGCGCGTTGCAGCAGTTTGGTCAAGGCATCGGTTCAGAGGAATACCAAAGAGCATTTGACCGCTATCAGGTAAACCGCAGCAACCAATTAAACCCATTGCAAAGTTTAATGGGTGCTGGTCAGTCTGCTACCAACTTTGTGGGCAGCGCTGGGCAAAACTATGCAAGCAACGCAGGCAATGCCTACGGCGCTGGTGCCCAAGCCCGTGCATCGGGTTACATGGGCATGGCTAACGCTTTTGGTGGCGGCGTTGGTCAGTACATGGGCTACCAGCAAAACCAAGCCACCAACTCGCTGTTGCAGCAGGCGCTGGGGCGCGGCGGCTCGTATATGAGCCAACCATACTCTACGTACAACCGCGATATTGGCTTAAGTTAAGGACTGATCATGGCACTCGTTAACCCCAACATCGCAATGAGCTACCGCCAGCCTGACATTCAGGCTCCGAACGCTTTGGCGCAGTTTGCCCAGATTCAGCAGATTCAAGGTGGCCGTCAAGCGCAAGAGTTGGCGCAGTACCAACTTGGCGCAGCGCAACGCGGTGAGGCTCGTGACATTGCCCGAATAAACGCGCTTGCTGGCGCGGGGTCTGATGAAACCGCCGTTGCAAACGCGTTGTTGAGATCAGGTGACATCGCCGGGTATTCAGCGTTTGTTAAAGCAGCCGAAGATCGCAGAACACAAAAACTCACCCAGCAAAAAACTGAAGGTGAGATTGCGGGCCAACCAACAACGTTAGCACAAGCGCAGTCAACTTTGTTAGACAACAAGCTCAAACAAGCGCGCGGTTTTTTAGACACGATTGACCCGGCTGCGCCCGACGCGCCGCAACGCTACTTGGCTTGGCATGAAGCCAACCATCGTGATCCGATTATTGGTGCGGCGTTAACCGCGCGCGGCATTTCCGCAGACCAAGCTCGTCAAAGTATCATGGCTGCAATTGAAAAAGGTCCAGCAGCCTTCGCGCAAATGCTGAATCAATCCAAACTGGGCACTGAAAAGTTCATGGAGATGAACAAGCCGACCACGCAAGTTATTGACCAAAGCGGCCAGCGCCAAATTCTTCAACAGCCTGGTTTGGGCGGCCCGTTTACCAACATGGGCACGTTTGCTGACGTACCGTTGCCTGCTGCGGTGGAAGCGCAAAAAGGGCGGATTGCTAATGCTGGCGCGGCGCGTCAAATTACAAACGTAAACACGCAAATCCCCGCTAGTGAAGAAGCGCAAAAAGAATATATGAAAGAGGCGCGGGTAACGTTTAACACGCTTAAGTCTGTACCTTCTGTGCTTAACAATATGGAAGAAGCTAAAAAACTTATTCCATCTGCTAAAAGTTTTATGGGGCCAGGCGGCGAACCTTTGCTTAATGTGGCTAGTTTTCTTAATAATCGTTTGGGCACATCGATTGCCACTGAAAACGTTACTGATGCAACTGTGTTGCGCTCACGTCTGTTTACAGGTGTTATTGAGAACTTGCGTAAATTGGACGCGCAACCTACGCAAGCGCAGCAGCAAGTTTTGCAAGATGCAATTGGTAATTTAGGCACTGACCCCACCGCATTGCCAAGAGTGTTAGATGCGTTTGGCAATATTCTTCGGGAAAAAGTTAGCTCGTACAACACTGAAGTTAAAGATGCTGAAACACGCGGCGTTAAGTTCCCGTATAACCCTGTCATTAACATACCCGAAACTAAAAAGCCAGCAGACGCAGCAGCGCAAATTCCAGGGAATCGCCCAGCGCCCGCAGCAGCTCCAGCGTCTGCCATTCCGCAAGGGGCGATTGATAGACTTAAAGCTGGCGGCGGTACTGACGCGCAGTTCGACGCCATCTTTGGGCCTGGTGCGGCAAAACGCGCCAGAGGAGGCAAGTAAATGGCCGCCAATCCTTTTGCTGAGTTTGCCGCTACGCCCGCGCCCGCAGTAAATCCGTTTGCGGAATTTACAGCCCCGCCAGTCCAAACCGAAATACCCGGCCCCCGCCAAGGACCGGGCTTCCTGACGCAACTTGGCCGCAGCGCTGCTTCGCTGGCTGACGTTACCGTTGGCGGCATTTTGCCTGCCGTTGCACAGCAAGTGGCGTACCCCTTGGCCCGTATGGGCCGCACGCCACAGGAAGCGCAGGCGGCTACTGCGCGCGTTGTCGGCGCTGTCGATCAGCCGTTTGGTAAAGCCTTTGGCGTGTCCGACACGCCTGAGTACCAGCAAGAAGCTGGCCGTCAGTTGATAGACTTTATCGGTCAGAACTTTCAGAAAGGCGCCAAGTGGATCGCAGGCAAGACCGGCCTTCCGCAGTCTGATGTTGAGAACATTTTGGGCACCGCTACCGTGGCAGCGCCTAAAGCTGTGCCACCTGTTGCCCGCGCCATCCGCGATGTGGCCGCGCCTCAGATTGAACGCGCCGTCATCGGCGCAAAGATGCCGTTTGAGGGGCGCGCACAAGCCAAGCGTGAGCGCTTGTCGCAAGAGGACTACGCCCGTGGGCCGCAGATCGACGCAGCGGCTGAAGCGCAGCGCTTGGGTATCGCGCTCAACCCACCAGATATTCAGCCCACCGTAGGGCCAAAGTTGACCGCGATAGCCGCAGGCCCACGCGCCCCAGAAGCGTTGGCTAACGCCAACAAAAACCAAGTGCGTAACGTGGCGCTTGGCGACATGAATTTGCCGCTTACAACGCAACTCAACAGCCCAAAAGCGTTTCAGCAGGCCCGCGCACAAGTGGCCGCGCCTTACGAACAAGTCAAGAAGCTGCCTATCCAGCAGGCTGATGACGCGATGGTCCAACGGCTGGAGGCCATTCGGACAGACTTGGACGTTATTGGGGCCAAAGAGTACGCGCCAGCCATCAGCAAGATTGTTGATGATGCCATTGCAAAGACGCAGACAGGTCTGACTGGTGAGCAGTTGCTTAAGAACATCAGTGTTCTGCGTGAGCGGGCACGCAAGACGTACAACAACAAATCGGCCACCACCGAAGCGTTGGACATTGCCGACACCAACCTTAAAGTGGCAACCGAGCTGGAGTCGATGATCGACAACAGCATTTTTAACCCCAAGTTGCTGGGTGAATTTCGTGACGCCCGCCAAAAGATGGCGCGCACATACGCCTACGAAGGCGCAACCGACATGAACACCGGCATGGTGGATGTCGGCAAACTCGCCCGCATAACGTCAAAGGACAATGCGCTGACTGGCGACATTGCGTCGCTGGGCAAGATTGCAGGTAACTTTCCTGACGTGTTCAGTTCCCAGCCCACGCCGGGATTTTTTAGCGCGCCGCGCTTGAGCCGATCCGGCGCTGGCGGCGCGGCGGGCGCGTTGATCGGTTCGCAGTTTGGTTTGACCGGCTCCATCTTGGGCGGTGTGCTGGGCGGCGCTGCTGGTGAAACGGCAAGCGCTTTAGCCGCTCGTCGGCTGGCATCGCCCGGCTACCAGGCTGGTCTGACCTTACGCGACGCCCGCATCCCGGTCAACCAGTTGGCCGCATCAATGCAACCTCAAACTACCGCAGCCGTAACGGCATCGGCAGCTGAATTAGGGCAGCAATTAAATTCCGCGCAGATAAAAATTGCCCAACTTGAAGGTGAGCTGCGGCGCACAGGCGACGCTGCGGAGCGTCAGTCTATTACGGCGCAAATTAACCGACTACAACAGTTTGCAGGTCAGATTGAGCAAAACCTGCAAAACGCAGCAAGCCCGCAAAACTTTACTGTTGTTCCGCCTGCCGCACCTGCCGCCGTAACGCCAGTTGCACCAGCCAATAGGATGTTGCCAGCACCAAGTGCCGAAGGCACGATCAACATGCTGCGCACTGAAGACGCTCGACGTGCTCAGATGTCGCGCACGCTGGGCCAGCAGGCCGAGCAACAAGCCGCTGCTGCCGAAGCTGCTGCACGCCGCCCAACCAGCGGCGCGGTCGAGTTGCAGATCAACCCGCTGACCGGCGTGCCAGAAGTGGCTACGGGCATCAAGGGCGCTACGCCAGCCACGTTCCAAGACTTTGGCACAACACTCAAGTCGGCCACCGACAAGGCCACCGCAGGGCGCATGTTTGACTTGACCGCTGCCGAGAAGGTGGCGTTTGACAAGACCCGCATTGAACTGGCCGAAGCCGTGCCGGGCATGAAAGCGCTGAACGACAAAACCTTGGCCGCCAAGCTGATGGATCGTGTTTGGTTGCAAGAAACCATTGATAAGGTCAAGCAAAAAGCCCAAATGCAAGCGGATATCGCCGCCCGTTCGGATAATTTGCGCCTGCGTCAAGACGCTATGATTGCCCGCGAAAAGTTGCAAGGCAGCTTGGAAATGTTGGAAGAACAATTCCGCAAAGCACGCCCAGTCAAGACCGGCGGTCAAGGTCCAAAGACCCGCGCTTTTCAGCGCAACATGCTCACGCCCGAGCAAGAAATTCAAAACGCGCTTGCTAAGTAACCAGGAACACGATCATGCCTACTACGCTCATTCCCAACCCAGTAATGCAGTTCTTCGACGCCAACGGTAACCCGTTGGTGGGCGGCAAGCTGTTCACCTACGCTGCTGGCA